GTCACCGTCTGCACGGCCGCACTCAAGGCCGGCGTCGAAGAGCGGCGTGTGCAGCTCGCTGAGAAGCAAGGCGAGCTCGTGGCGCAGGTCATCCGCGGTGTCCTCGACGACCTCGGCCTGACCCCTGAGCAGGAGGAGCGGGTTGGTCTGGTGGTGCCGGCACGGTTGCGGCTCCTCGCCGGCGGTGCCCTGTGACGGGTCCGTGAGCGTGTTGTGGGCTGAGGCCGCGGCCCGCGCGTTCGAGCCCGCACCGCCCCCACGGTGGGCCACACCCGGCGCACTCGCCCAAGCGTTCGACCCGAAGACCCGGCAAACCTCGGCGCTCGAGCTGATCGACCGGACACTCGTCACGGCGTTCAACACGGCCGACGCCCGGGTCATCATCACCATGCCACCCCAGGAGGGCAAGTCACAGCGCGCCTCGCGCAGGTTCCCCCTGTGGTGCCTGACGCAGAACCCTGACCTGCGCATCGCGATCGCGTCCTACGAATCCGGGGTCGCCCGAGGGTGGGGTCGCGCCGTCCGCAACGACATCACCTCGAATGCCGCAGACCTGAACTTGCGTGTTCGACCCGACGTGTCCGCCCAGCATGAGTGGCAGCTCGACGGCCATGAAGGCGGCGTGTACTCGGTGGGTCTCGACGGTGCCCTCACCGGGCGCCCGGTCGACGTCCTGATCATCGACGACCCCGTGAAGGGTCGCGAGCAGGCCGACTCCCCCACGTACCGGGAACGGGCGTGGGACTTCTGGCAGGAGACCGCGGCCACCCGGTTGGCCCCCGGTGCGCCCGTCGTCCTGATCCTGACCCGCTGGCACGAGGACGACCTCGCCGGCCGCCTGCTCGCAGCTGAGGACGGGCACCTGTGGACCGTCATCTCTATCCCCGCCCAGTGCGAGAACGCCGAGACGGATCCGCTCGGCCGGGCCGTGGGCGAGTTCATGGACTCAGCACGCGGCCGCACCCAGGCACAGTGGGAAGCGATCAAGATCCGGTCGACCACCCGCACCTGGTCAGCCCTGTACCAGCAGCACCCGGCACCCGTCGAAGGCGCGGTGTGGAAGTCCCCATGGATCGACCTGAACCGCGGCAAGTCCGGCGACTTCCACCCGCGCATGGCCCGCGTCGGCGTCGGCGTCGACCCGGCCACTACATCGAAGGACACGTCGGACGAGACGGGCATCGTCGTCGCCGGCTTGGATGTCGAAGGCTACGCGTGGGTCCTCGACGACCGGTCCGGGCACGGCACACCCGTCGAATGGGCGACCCGCGTGTGGAACGCAGTCCTCGACTGGGGTGCCACCGAGGTCGTCATCGAGGACAACCAGGGCGGTGAGATGGTCCTCGAGGTCATGCGCGCCGCATGGAAGACGCTCAGAGCTCGCGCCACCCGGTTGCCGCCCCCGGTGCGCCGTGTCCACGCCGTGCAGTCGAAGCGGGTCCGCGCTGAATCCGTCGCGGCGTTCTACGAGATCGGCCGGGTTCGCCACGCAGCTGACGGCACCGACAGGCTCGCCACCCTCGAGGATCAGATGGTCACATGGACAGGCGACGGAGCATCCCCGGACAGGATCGACGCGCTCGTGCACGTCCTCACGGCGTTGCTGCTGCCTCAGCACTCGGAGGGTGGGATCGGCACGGCACCCACGCAGGCTGCACGGTGGTCGACCATGCGCGGACGGTGACACCCCCGGGGTCACGATGAGGTGACCAAACCAGTCAGGGAGGCCACCCGGTGCAGATCCACGTGCAAGACCAGTGGGCGCCCCTCGCGCACATCCCTGACCTGCGCGACAACACCCGGCCCCTCGGTGTCGCAACATGGGTCGACGACGTGGACGCCCGCCGGCTGACGGCCTACCAGGTGCTCGCCGCGTACACGGAGAACACGCGCCGGTTCTGGTTGCCCGACTCGCTGTGGAACCTCGCGGTCGTCGGCAGCCCGGGTGAGTACACGATCGGGCACGGGCCGGCGGAGAACTACCGCGAGTACGGTGACGGCGCCCTACTGGTGGCCACCGCCCGGTCCCTGGTCCTTGGGGATGACCAGTCCATCACGTTCCCCGAACCGGAGCTCGTCCCGGACACGGAGGGCCCCGACGGCACCACGATCGAGGCACCGCCGAACCCGGCCGAAGCCTGGCTCACCGACTGGGTGATCCGTGAGCGTCTGACACAGAAACTCCTCGAGGGTGAAGACCTGACGATCACCCAGGGTGACGGCGTGTACGTCCTCGGCTGGTCAGTGCTCAAGAACCGGCCAACCTTGCGCGTGTACGACCCGGGGTTCTACTTCCCCGACCCGCACGCCACCGTCGCGGGCTGGGACGATGACGGGTTCCCGCCCGTCGTGCACGTCGCCTGGGAGTGGTTGGCACAGGACGGCACCCGCTGGGTGCGGCGCATGACCTGGCGGATGACCAAGCTCGAGCGGACGGTCCGCGCCCCGTGGGGTGACGACCGGTCGTGGACGTGCCAGTACCGGGCCTGCGACTACCAGCTCGACCACCTGATGCCCGGGCGGACCGTGTACGCCGACGAGCTCACCAACCCGTCGTGGCGTCAGGTTCTCACCGGCACACCCGGGACGGATGGATGGGTGGACACTGAGGTCGACTTCATGCCCGTCGTGCACGTCACGAACGACCCGACGTCGCAACGCACCTTCGGCAACGCCCTGCTGCTACTCCTCGCCGGCCTACTCGACGACCTGGGGAACACCGACACCGACCTGGCGGCTGCGGCACAGAAGTCCGGCGTCTCATCCCTGGTGACCACAGGTGTCGCCGCCGGCGGTCTGACCGGCGGACCGAACCAGTGGGGCATGCCCGCCGGGACGACCGCGAACTGGTTGGACACGTCGAAGAACCTCGACGCGCTGATCAAGTTCAGCCAGTCCCTGCTGGACCGTCTGGCGACGAACTCGCGTCTCGCACAAGCCCTCCTCGGTCGGGTGTCGCCCGCTGATGTGCCATCAGGGTTCGCCCTGCAGCTGGGGTTCCACCCGGCGAAGCAACTCCTGCGGGAGATGCGCACAGTGCGGGACGAGAAGTACCCGCTGATCCTCAAGTTCGCCATGCGCCTCGCCCAAGCCAACGGTGCGCTCAAGCCCGGGCTGTTGCCTGAGGCGACGATCGCCCTGGGTGCGTCCCTGCCGGCCGACCGGATGGGTGCTGTCACTGAGGTGAAGGACCTCCTCGGTGTGCACGCGATCTCGACGGAGACGGCGGTGCGGATGCTCCAAGCCGTGGGCTTGCCGATCGAGGACGCCGAGGCCGAGGTCCGTGAGATCCGCCAGGGCCAGTTCGATGACGCGGTGAAGCTCGTGGATGCGACGGGTGACGTGGATGCCGCCCGGGCGATGCTGGGTCTGCCGGCGAAGGCCGCGGGGACCATGCTCGAGGCCGCTGATGCTGCTGCTGCCGCTGCTGCTGCGGCGTCGACTGCAGTCGGGGCGTGAGCGATCGTGGCGTCCGGGGTGTGCCGGTGTGGTGGGATCCGTGACCCGCGCGGCCTGTGCTTGCACTGTGACTTCCCGCGGGTATGCGAGTCCCGGTGCTTGGCGTGCCACATGCTGCGGGTGACCTGCTATGTGTGCAGGCATCGGTGTGGGACGCCGACAGCAGCTCAGGCGTGCGAAGCCAGGTGCCGGAACGCGGAGATCATCCAGGAACGCGGCCGCGCCGCATGAGCCGGAAACTTCACCTCACCAGTGCGCAGGCCGACGCGATCCAGACGTACATCTGGCAGATCCGCGACCTCATGGGCCTGAGCCATTGGGACGTGTTCCTCGCGTCCAAACCATGCCCCAAGAGCGCGAACGCCAGCGTGCTCCCCACTGAGGGCAGGCATGTCGCTCCCCTCAGCATCGCCCGCGACTGGTTGGACACCCGCTCACCGGTGGAGCAACGCAACGACATCGTTCACGAACTGATCCATGTCGTGCACCGCGATCAGACGGACATCATCCGTGTAGGCCTGCTGCGTTCTGGTTACCTGCCCCCGAAGGCTGCCCATCTCCTGTGGGAGTTGTTCTCTACGCACGCGGAACTCATGGTGGACCACCTCGCGAACGTGCTCGCACCGACGATGCCACTACCTGAGTGGACTGAGATCGCGAGGGCAGGTGACGACATGGGTGGCAAACCCTCGAAGGGCACGCCGGCTGACCGGCGGATCAAGGGCAACAAGGGCAACAAGGGCAAGAAGTCGTGAGGTTCAACGTCCACCAGTACGACGTGCACCTCATGTACGGCGGGCGCCGCAGGTGGTTCACCGTCATCGTTCACGACACGCTCGAGCAGATGCGCCGAGCGGCCGTGACGCGCATGGACGATGCCAGCTCGCTCGCGACCGCCGGCGCCATCTTCCAGCCCGCGCTCATCCGACAACGCTACGTCGACGGCGCGTGGGTGGACTCCGCCCCGACCGCGCACGTCGGCACCATGCGCCTGGTGCTCGGGCACATCACCGCCGAGGTCGTCGCCCACGAATGCGTCCACGCGGCTCTGACGATCTTCCGCCGTGACATCGGTGACCCGGTGATCATCAGCGACGACGTGTTCGAGCATGAGGAGCACCTGGCGCACATCGCCGGCGAGCTGATCGCGCGCACATCCGACGCACTGCACGAGCGTGACATGTGGTCGTGACAGGCCCCTCCTGAGACTGGTGCTACCAGCGTTCCCCAACATTGGAGGCACCGTGTCCACCACGGATCCCGTAGTCCCCGCTGTACCCCCGATCATTGCCCCGCCGGCTGAGACGCCCCGCGTGTTCACCCAAGACGACGTCACCGCGATCGCCACCCGTGAGAAGGCCCAAGGTCACCGGGCAGCCATGCAGGAGGTCTCCGAGAAGCTCGGCATGACCATCGAAGAGGCGACGAAGCTCGTTGCTGACCGCCGGGCCGCGGAGGACGCGCAGAAGTCCGAGGCGCAGAAGGACCGTGAGGCCGCCGCGACTGAGCGTGCCGAAGCCGCGACCCTCAAGTCTGAGGCCGCACGCGAGCTGCACGTCGCGAGGGTCACGTCCGCGCTCATCGCCGCGGGTGTGGATGCGAAGACCATCCCGGTGATCAACCTGGCCGTCCCGGTCGGTGCTGACGCCGCTGCGATCACCGTGGCGATCGACGCACTCAAGGTCACCGCCCCGGGCCTGTTCGGCGTGGCCCCGGCCCGTCAGGACACGACACCGCCGGCGCCTCCGGGTTCCCCGGCGGCTGGGAAGAGTGCCGCTGAGGAAGCCGCCGCGGTGGCGCTCGAGCGCGGTTGGACCAAACCGCCGGCGGTGTAGAAGCGTGAGGGCTGGTGCGTCAACACATGCCGGGTACTGCTGGCGCAGGACGCGGAAAGGGCGTAGAATCCTTGCCATGATGCTTCGGTGCCGACGCTGCAACCAGGACCTCGATGAGTCAGTGTTCGTGCCCTCGATGCGCCCGCGGGCTGACCGGTGGTGCAAGTCGTGCATGAACGAGTACCGGCGTGACATCCGCGCCGGTCGCCTCAGGACTAACCACCGGGAAGGAGAGGCGTGCCGCGCATGCGGTGCCGATCTGTCGGGGCGGCCCAGGAACGTCATCTACTGCGGAGAGAAGTGCCGGATGAGCCTGTTCCTCGCCGCGCGCCCCGGCTTCCATGAGGCCAAATGGCTCCGGAAGGCCTACGGGATGACGGTGGAGGAGCGAGATACACTCCTGGCGTCGCAGGGCGGGAGGTGCGCCATCTGCGGCGCGTATGACGTGGAGGTCTGGCATGTCGACCACTGCCACGACTCCGGCACTGTGCGCGGCATGCTGTGCCCCCCGTGCAACCTAGGACTCGGCCACTTCCACGACGACCCTGCCCGGCTCAAGGCCGCGATCATCTACCTCACGCGTTGACGCGCGGTCGGCTGGAGCCTGCATGGCACCAGCCCTCCCTCACGTGTGACACCCCCCCTGTGAGACTTGGTGTGAGCAACCACCAGCACTGGTGGAACGGGTCACCACACCCGCCCCGAACGTGGACGCCGGATCAGTTCGCCCCGTGCGCGACAACCTGCCCTTCCGGTCTCGCACAGCAGAGGAGAAGCTGATGACCGACATTCAGCCCCGCACCACCGAGTACCAGGTGCCGGACGACCCGTCGTGGCTGGGCAGCGCCCATGGCCTCGACGCGACCGACACGATCACCCTCGACGTCGCGGCGTTCACCGCGGGCACGGCCTACCCGAACGGGTACATCCCCAGCGGGACCCCGCTCGCGAAGATCACCGCAACCGGCCTGTACGGCCCGTACACCACGGCCAACACGACCACCGGGATCGGCGTTCTCGCCGGACACCTGGTCGCGTCGAAGGCCGTGAAGGCAGCGGACGCGAAGATCGTCGCCGCGATCCTGACCCACGGCAAGGTCCGTGAGGCCAACCTGTTCCTCCCCGTCGATGCTGACGGCAAGGCCGACGTCGCCGGCCGCATCCAGTACGTCTGAGCGAGATAGGAGCCCCTCATGACAACCATCACCGAGCTCGTCTCGCCCATCGCGCTGACCCTTGCGGCCCGCCTGGTGCCCGAGCCGATCAAGAACCCCCTGACGTCGGTCCTCCTGGACCGGCCCATCCAGGGCATCAAGACGAAGACCGTCCGCCGGGTCCACCGGTCGACCACGGCGAAGTACCGGGCGTACGACGCTGAGGCGCCGATCGGGAAGCGTCCCGACTCGATCGTCGTGTCCGAGCTGACGCTGCCTCCGATCTCGGAGAAGCTGCCGATCAGTGAGTCCCTCATCCAGGAGCTCGCTGAGGGTGGTGGCGATCCCGCGATCCTGCGGATCCGCGACGCCATCTACGACGACGTGGACCGCCTGACCACGGCGATCCGCAACCGTGCCGAGCTGGCACGCGGTCAGTTCCTGTCGACCGGGAAGGTCACGATCGACGAGAACGGGTTCATCGCGGAAGCGGACTACTTGCTCCCCGGGACGCACACCGCGACCGCGCCGATCCTGTGGTCGGTTCCGGCCACGGCGATCCCGCTGGACAACGAGCAGACGTGGACGACGGTCGTCGAGACGGATGCTCAGCGGCCAGTCATCGGAGCGATCTGCTCCAAGCGGATCTTCTCCGCGATGCTCAAGTCGGAGGACTACCGGAACGCGTTCTGGGCGCAGGGCTCGGACAGCCCGACCCTGACGCCGGTACGCCTGAACGAGGTCCGGGCCGCACACGGCCTGGCTCCGCTCATCGTGTACGACGGGATCGTCCCCAATGACTCGGGCACCCAGCGAGTCATCCCGGACAACCTGTTCATCCTCGTGACCGACACGGTCGGTGAGGGTCAGTGGGGTACCACGGCTGAGTCCCGCGAGCTCGTGGGTCGCAAGAGCGTGGACTTCATCCAGGCTCAGGCCCCGGGTCTGACGGTCGTGCAGTACTCGGTGCCCGACCCGGTCGCGACGTGGACGAAGGTCTCCAGCGTGTTCCTGCCGGTGGCCGGGGACATCAACGGCCTGTTCGTGGCGACGGTGCTGGCCGCGTAAGCGGGGGCCCGCACGAGCGGCAGCGGCGGGGATCGGTGACGAGAGTCCTGGTCCCCGCCGCCTCAACATCTACATGGAGGCGCTAGACGTGAGAATCCGATCTGATCTGGTGGGTGTGGTGTACGTCGAGTCCCTGGTGCTGCGTGCCGGTGACACCATCCCGGATGGTGTGACGGTGGGCGACCACCTGTTCGAGCCGGACGGTTCCGAGGCGCCCGAGCTCGAGCCGAAGCCGCCGACGTCGACGCGGAGCCGGCCCCGAAGCCGAAGCCCTCGCAGGGCCTGATCCGCTGTGACCACGGCGGGCCGCGCAGCGCTTGCACAGGTCGACCTGCTGGTCTGCCAGGGTGCGGACAACGCCTACGCCTTCACGTACAGCCGGCGCACGGGCGAGACCACGACGGCAGTTGACCTGTCGACGTGGTCCGCTCACGCGCAGCTGCGCACCCGTGTCGGTGGCGCCTTGTGGCTGGACCTGACGAACACTGCCGGGGGGATCACGCTCGACGCTGACGGGTCGATCACGCTCCTGATCGGTCATGCGGTCACTGAGGACCCCGCGTGGAACGCGTACGCGAAGCTCGATCCGAAGACCGGCCGGCCGGTTCCGTCCGGCGTGTGGGACCTCGAGCTCACCGATGGGGCGTCCGGTTCACCGTTGCGGTTCGTCGAGGGCCGGGTCACGGTCAGCCCCGACGTGACACGGGAGGACAGCCCATGACGGTCGAGGTCGTTGAGGTTGTTCAGACCCAGGTCGAGGTCGTCGGGGTCGTTGAGGCCGCGGGGCCGCGGGGTGACATCGGCCTTCAAGGTGTACCCGGAATAGACGGCACACCGGGTGCGGACGGATCGGACGGATCAGACGGTGCACCAGGAACGGATGGCGCACCAGGGGCCCCAGGAGTTGACGGCATTGACGGGTCACCGGGTACAGATGGCGCTCCGGGTGCTGATGGAGCGGACGGCGCACCAGGAGCTGATGGGTCTCCGGGTACGGACGGCACTGACGGCGCGCCGGGTGCGGATGGACCGACCGGGCCGACAGGCGCTACCGGGGATGCCTCCATCGTCCCTGGGCCGACCGGACCAACAGGGGCCACGGGTGCAGCGTCTACGGTTCCTGGTCCCGCAGGGGCCGATTCTGTGGTCCCTGGACCCCAAGGGATTCAAGGCGCGCAGGGCGTCCCCGGCGACGCGGGGGCTGTGGGCGCTACGGGTGCCGCCTCGGTCGTCCCAGGCCCCAAGGGTGACCCTGGCGACACGGGCACGCAAGGACTCCAAGGCGTCAAGGGAGAAACGGGCACTACCGGGGCGCAGGGTGCCGTTGGGGACACGGGCCCGACCGGCTCCCAGGGTATCCAGGGGCCTACTGGCGCGGCGGGTGCAACAGGAGCGACCGGCGCGACGGGATCACAGGGAATCCAAGGGGTGCCCGGCGACACCGGTGCTACCGGCTCAACTGGCGGGACTGGCGGGACTGGCGCAACAGGCGCAGCAGGCCCTGGAATCCCCACTGGCGGTGCGACTGGGCAGGTGTTGGCGAAGGTCAGCGGGACAGACCTCGACACCCACTGGGTTGACCAATCCGGTGGGGGTGGCGGTCTGCCCACGGGTGGCACGGACGGTCAACTGCTCGGTGTCGACGCCAGCACCCCAGCGTGGGTGGATGCTCCTGCTGGTGGTGGATCGAACCTCGCAGACGCCTACAAGGGCGCATGGGATTCCGTCAGTGCATACTCCCGAGGAGATGTTGTCGCTACGGCCACTGCTACGTGGCTGGCGGTGGATGATGACCCTGGAGGTGCTCCACCCTCCGTTGTTGGTTCGTACGCTTCCAGTGTTCCGTCTGGTTCTCTCACCCTCACAAATCCTACGGGAACTGAGCCTGGTGACGTACAGATAGTGGTCCTCTGGACGAGGGATAATTCCGGGGGTCCTGGGGGCCTGAGCGGGTGGACCATCGGCGGGAGCCAAGCGCTTACGTCTGGTCGTGTTCAGGTCTACCACCGGACGGTGGTCACACCAGGGGATGTGGTCTTGACCAGCACTGACGGACGGATCACCGCCGCCCTGATGACGCTGCGCGCAGCGTCATGGACAGATGCCACCCTGGTTGCCGGTATGACGTCGCCTGCGAAGACGTCTGCGTTGCTCGTGGAAGCGTGGGTTCGGTACCAGGGCTCCGCCGTGGAGTTCCCTGCGGTCTCCGGGTTGACCGATCAGGTGTCTTACTTCGAATATGCGAGTGGCCTCTGTAGGGCGGTGCGCGCAGGCGTGACCACTGGAGCGACAGCAGGGCACACAGAGACCCCTAGCAATGACGCTGGCTATACCGTGGCCATGACCTTGCGGTTCGCGTCGGGCGGAGCGTCCGCGCCTGGTTCCGCGTGGGTGAAGATCGGAACGCTCTGACCCGCCTCGGGACGCATCTACCCGCGGTAGACCACCCCCCACACTTACCCCAGGAGGCCCGCACATGAGCATCACCGACACCGACCTGGCGTTCATCCGGGACGAGACCGGCACCGAGCCCGACGACAACACCCTCAGCGACTGGTTCGATGAGCTCGGTCACTGGCTCCCCGTCACCATCCGCGTGCTCAAGCGGCGCCGCGCCGACGCAACCGCCGGCGGGCAGGAAGTCGCGAGCTTCTCCCTCGACGGCGTCCTATCAGTCGGCATGTCCAAGGCCAGCCTCACCGGGCTCGACCGGCAGATCACCCGCCTCGAGGACGCCTGGACCATCGCACAGGGCGGCACCTCCACCCAGGTCATGAGCACCGCACCGATCTTGCGGCCCGACCGGTACCGATGACCCAACCCCCGTCGATCGAAGACCTCACGGTTGCCCTGAGAACTGACATCGACGCCGTGTGGCAGCGGATCCTGCGCGAACAGATCGACCTCGAGCAGACGTGGCTGGACCTGACCCCCCCGCAACGCCTCCGCCGCCTGCGGGCCCTCCAAGCCAACGTCCGGACCCTCGCAGACTCCGCGGACGAGATCGCCGCCCGGCACATCACGGGAGCCATGCGCGACGCCTACGAGACCGGGGCATGGGCCACCGCCACAGTTGCCGCCACCAGCGCCGTGTTCGACGCCGTCGACCTGGACGCTGTCACCCGGCTCGCCCAAGACACGATGAACGACCTCCTACATGCCACCAGGGGCGTCCGAGACTCGACGAAGAGCATGGTGCGGATGATGACCCGCGACTGGGTCCGTACCAAGCTCTACACGGGCCTGACCGCCGAGCAGGCCGGGGTCCGGCTCGCCGCCGACCTGACAGACCACGGCATCACCTCCCTGATCTACGCGAACGGCAACCGGGTCGGTCTCTCCACGTACACCGACATGGTGACCCGCACCCGCACCGCGGAGGCCTACCAGGCCGGCGGCTTCAACCAAGGGGAACGCCTGGGCATCGAATGGTGGGAAGTCTTCGACGGCGACTCATGCGGGTGGGAGTTCCACGACGACACACAGACCGCGAACGGCATGATCGTCACCCTCGACGACGCGCAGGCCTACCCGATCAGCCACCCCAACTGCCAGCGGTCAACCAGTCCACGCCCGGACATCCACAACGCCGCGGAAGCCCGGCATGCCGAGCAGACCACAACCGCGCAGCAACGCACCGACCAGGCGGCAGCTGAGACCGCTCGAGCTGCCGCACACGCACAGATCCCCCGCCGCGTAGGCCTTGACCGGCGCGTGGCCGCATCCCGGCAACGCTCCCAAGACCTACAGATCGGGGTTGTCCGGTCCCCCGCACAGCAGCGACACCTGGCACGCCTGGCCACCAAGGGCCCGACGCCGGCGTTGCCGTCCGAGGTTGCCACCCGGGTCGTTGCTGCCGCGACCGCGGTTGAGCCCGGACTCACGACGGGCATGACGGCCCTGGCCGGTCAGGTCGGCGGCACGATGGCTGGCCTGGACTTCCGCCTCAAGAGCGTCAAGAGCCTGACCGAGAAGATCACCGAGGACGTCCTCGCCAGCAAGAGGACGGCACAGCAGGCCGCGGACCACATCTTCGACGTGAACCGGTACACCATCCTGCTCAAGCCAGACCAGTACGCTCGGAGCGCGCAGGCTGCTATCGACCAGCTGCGCGCCGACGGCAACGCGATCAAGGTCAAGAACTACTGGCGGGTGCCGCTGACGACAAACCCGTACCAGGGCATCAACGTGCAGATCACGAAACAAGGCGGGCAACGCCTCGAGCTGCAGTTCCACACCGA